TGTAACTGTACTAATATATGTAAACATAAAGGGGGCTAAATGCCCCCTTTGTTATTTCGTTTTCTTAGACTCTGTACTCCAAGACCTGTAGCATACTGCGAGCCGTTGCTCTGTTTCGGGATATTCACCGATCATTGTATCGTTCTGCATACATCTGTTTATGAAGTCACTTCTTGTTTCGTTCTTTTTCGGAATTGGTGTTGGCATTGCCGCTATCGTTAGAGTTAGTAAATGAAATATCGTCCCAGTACAAAAATACTTGGTCGCTTTTATAATTTACATTACTCATGAAACAAGTTTCCGATATGTTAGTTCAGCAATCAAAGCCGAATAGATCGCGTATAAGGGGTTTATATCTATGAAACTAAATATGAGTATGCTGCACCAAAAACAAAGGCACAGAACGCAGTTAAATGGCTTAAAGGACAAGAAATTCTCCATCAACCAACCGTAAGGTTCGAATATAAACAGGTAGGAGAATAAAAACCCTACTGCTGATACTATTATCCACTCATTATAAATAATCTCCATCATAATTTTTTACTTATGTAATCGTCCTTGGTGTACTTAACAAGTTTACTTATTGGCTTACCATTCTCGATCACGATTATACGGCCTTTAATTTTTTCGCCGTAAACATCTCTCCAGTTTAAAGATACTATTTTATTAGTCATTGTTGAATATATCATCGATATAATCAAGTTTGCTGCACATTTACCTTCGGTATAGTATTCAAGGAACTTTAGACACACTCTCATTACAGCATCGTCGATCAAGGCTTGCTTGAGTTCGGAGTTACCATTCGTAACAAAAGAGTGTCCAGCGATCTCGAGTGAGCGCTGCAATATAAACCGACCCAGTTCGTTAGTTAACCTACCTTGCTGCGCGGATAAAATTGCTTCCTTTTCTATTATAGCCTTATCGTATTTCAAACTCGTCTTCTACCTTGTTTAAGATGACTAAGATTTGAGGTAGATAGTCTGCCAGTTCTGACGGCCTCGTGTCGAGTTCATAACCCAAGCGAACGAGTGTAACGTCGATGTCGAGCAGTACGAGTTTTCTAATAACGTCATATAGTTCTAATAAGAAGTTGGCTTCTGAGTCGGTGATATCTTCGTAATATTCATTAATCGACATATGGCCTTATAGATTTCGCTTTGTCCGGATCTAATTCAGCGATCCGATCGATAAGCGCATTCTCTTCAGCATAGGCTTCTTGTATTTCTGCTAAAGTAGAATCTGTTCCTAAATTCGTAAATATAGATGCCATATCCTTTAAGATCTGGTCTATATATGTTCTTGTTAATTTACAATTATCGTAGCGTTTCATACTCAGTATAGTTGTGTAATTTAAGCGTTACTGAAACCTCGTCCTTTTCAATAGGTTCGTCATCATGTTTAACACGGATGTTAAGCCCTTTAAAATACTTCTTTGAATCATCGTTGACGTACCCGTTATCTTTGAGATAATCCGCGAGAAACTTAATAACAAGTATAACATTATCGCAGTCGTAGCGAGTATTATGAACGACGTCAATCTGAAAAGTTTCAGCATGAAATTTATCAAACGCTTTAAGTTGTTTCTCAATATGTTCATTGTAATCTTTTTTGTATTTGATCCTAACAGCAAAGTGTTTACCAGCGTAAAACTTATTTAGGCTCGGTGGTTTAGGTAATGAAAAAGTTACTTCTTTATATTCTTCTTTCATAGTATGGTGCGCCATAAGGCCCTTGCTTTAGATCCCAGTGACGTATTTCGTCAACGGTAAATTTATCTACAACATATTCTGTTGGAGACGTAAACAGGAGGAACACTATAATATCCGAATCTTCTTTCTCAAGAGCCTTCGAGTTAAATTTATAGGACCCTTCGCCGGCCTTAATTCCTATCTTTTGTCGCTGTCCATTTTTAACAACAGAAAGGTCGGTATCGTCCTTGACTAACCGACCTTCCTTAATAAGTGTTGACGCAGTATACGACGTATGAGTGGGGCTGATTTCATAGTAGTACCGAGTCAACAACTCTCCTATGATGCCAATGTATTCCGTGTAGTATTCACGATCTACCTCTCCAAGTAACAGAGATTGTTTAACACCTTTTCTTTGTTTGCTTGTACCTGCATATCTTTCACGATTAATAGCGACACGTCTCCTGGTAATGTCGTGAGCATAATCTTTAATGAAAGGAGGTATCTCTACAAACTTCATTTTCTCATGGCTGCTTTTAAGAGTATCAAGTAACCAATCAAATCAGTGACTGTATCTTCAGTCAAGTCGTTGATCCCTTTGTTTTTTATACGCATCAACTTATCGTCGATCCTTGCACATAAACTCTGAATCGCATCTCCCTTAGAGAAGATACCTACGGGGTTGAGAGCCGAGTCCCCGTAGGCAGTATTCTTCTCCAGGAGCAGGGCCGTGACCTCCTGCGATATTTCTTTTATTAATTGTTCGCTGTTCATGTTATAAATATAACAAATTAATCCACAATTCCTACTTCAAATTTGTAAACTTTCTGACGTCCAGCGTTTTCTATAACCATTCTACCATTGGCGGGGTTTAAAAAAATGTATCTTTCTGATGATCCAGTGTAGTTAGTAACATCAACTTTATACTCTTTACCTTTTATAGATATGATGTCATGTTCAATAACTTCTACCTCGTCAGTTAGATTGAACTTTATGAAGGCGCGAATCATTTCGCACCAACTCTTTTTGTAGGCATCAGCCCAACTTCTTTCTATCTCCATATTAAAATTGTAGTTCTTCTTGTGATGGCGTTGGTATTATTTCCGGCTTGTTTGGATCGGGATATGCAAATACCTTTTCTCCATTACCACCTTTTTCATAATACCTGTTGCTTAATTTATCGTAGTATAATGTAACTGATCCTAACTTACCCACGATTTTAGGTTTGGCTTTTACAATAGTAATCTCAACCTGGTTCGCTTCGTATGGCACACCGTTAGAATCTTCAAGTCCAAAAGGACATCTCCATACGTTAAGTATCATCATACCTTTACGGCTCCACTGCATTCCTCCTGCAATATCGTTCATCGTTGGCTTATCCACATAAGGTATCCCGTTCTTATACTTGGCCTGTTGGTGCTTGGTATGCACAGTAACCACAGTGTGGTAATTATTATCTGCGCTATGCTTGCGTACCTTTGTGAGTACCTGTCCAATAGCGATGTCGTCACGAACACCTGTAGAAACGTCTGTTTTTATTTCTGTAAATGGATCTATAAAACATCCGTCTATCTTGACCTCCTGCTCTATCTCCTTAACGCAGTTAAAGAACGCTTCAACGCTGAGGTCTTGAAGACCGGAGTCTATTATGTAAAAGTGATCATTGATGAAATCAACAGCGCGCTGTGCTTCTTCATTGGATGCAGTCAACTTATCGTTTACCAGGTATGGCTTGCGTAGATACACCCAAAGTAATTCTGCAAAAACCTCTGTTGGAGATCCAGTCTCCGGGCTGTACACGGCCCACTTCCACCCACTATACTCAGATAGGTTCATCATTATCTCAAAACCAAACTGCGACTTACCTTGATGCGCTCCAGCATAGATGTAAGTAGTGCTTCCTTTCTTCATTGAGTATTTGTCAAAGAGTGACCAGAACCCGGTCCAGGCACCTTTGCTTACTCCATGTTCACGAAGTTCGGTTAGTGAGTTCTTTAATTCCTCGGCTCTAAAAATAAAGTTTCTCATAGTTTCTTATTCTCCATATTCACGGACGTAGTCCTTTTCTTTATGTGTAAACGATCTATTGATCTCTTTTCTATAGAACTCTTCTTGTATATAGAAATCATAGATACGCTTTCCTGTAAGTCCGTTGAAAGACATCAACTTAGCAATCATCTCTGGACTTCGATTTATATGTTCAATACTCTTAGCCCTGGTAACGAATTGGAAAGGATGACTCTTGTCTCCTTTGTACATGTTGGTGTACCCGTTACCTCTTTTTATCTTCCATGCAAGGCGAACGCCTACGTCATAGATCATTTGCCCTTCTTCGGACTGTTGCTCTTGTTCCATTTGTTTATCTGTTTGAGTTTCTTTGCCCTCCTCTTATTGCGTTGAGATCTTAGGTTGTCGAAATATTCACGCTCCCAATTATCTTCATGAGGTATAAACTTCATTACATTTTTATTAGCCTCAATCTACGCTGATATTTCCTAATCAGCAAGGCTGAGTTGATAATTTGATTTTGTAGATCGTCGGTCCATCCAAACCTACTGGCTTGTAATGTCATATTTACGTTGTCGATCATTAACATGTCCAGATATTTTTCAATCTCTCGTACATGCTTACGCTTCCTAATCAGCCTCGATACCATAAGTAGATAGATCTTGAACACATCGCTGTACTATGCCAACGTATGTGTCGCGTTTAACTTTAGTTTTCTTTGAGTTCTTTACAGCATATAATCCTATACTCTGGATTACCTTGCGTGACTCCTCAGTCCTGTTTGGTTTGTAGTTTGTCTTCATATTCTTCTTGGTAATAATATTCAAAATCAACGTATTTACCTAACAACTGCCCGTCCTCGTATGCTTTCCTTAATAATTCTTTCATTTCTGTTCTAATTTTTCAAGCGTGTCCTTCAGTATCACATTCCAAGCCCACTTATCCTTGTCAGCGTTCCAAAGTTTCTCATACATCTCAAGTAGTATTTCTCTATTCATTTCTCTTTGGTGTTAAAGGTTTCTAATTTGCGCCCATTATTTTATGCTTGCGCCTATAATTTTATGGATAAGTCCTTGTTTATTTGTTTAAATGGTCGTTAATCGTGTAAATCATATGTCTCTGCGTACAAATAGAGGGATAAGCCCTTCTTTATATGCTTAAATGGTCGTTAATGGTGTAAATAAGCACCATTCAATCTACTTATTGTAAGGCTATACCCTTACCTAAATCCGATTCCGTGAGGTTATACCCTTACTTTGCGATTCGCGAATTAAGAATCAATCCAATCAAAGACCTCGATAAAAGAAGGAGTGTGTTCTCCTACATAGGTATTGAAGGTGTTATACTCCAGGTAGTCTATAGCATCCTCTTCCGTCATGCCGTCTTCTGCTACAAGTTGGTCGATGCATTTACTGCGAGAGTACACTACCTTCCAGGCAACAGGATCAAAACCTATGATACAATCATCAAAGCCATCAGCAAAGAGTACATCTTCAGTATCAGCGTAGTTTTCTATAATTAGATCTCTCATTAAAATCCCACTTTTATACCTCTTTCCTCAAGGAATTTCTTAATGGCCCTGGGCAAATCATAATACCCGTCAAAATCATTTACGCAAGGCTCATTAGTGCCTTGTGGATAATATAAGGTAATGTACCCACCTACCTCATCTTCATCATTGCCCCACAACCAGTTGTACTCAACAGGAGATACCTTTCGCATCTCGTAGTAGCAATCGCCTTCCGTCCACTCAAAACTCTCCATATCAAATATCTTTTTCTATGTTCTTTCTTTCTACGAAATTGGCCCACATTTTTGCGACCCACGCCTTACGCTGTGTACCATTAGGATACACCTTTCTCAACCTCGCATTTGCTATGCGAAGAAACTGTTTCATGTTATTCATAACTTATTAATTTTGGAAGGGAGAGGGGAATCGAACCCCTCTAATGCCTACTCCGCTAAAAGTATTTCCTTTTCCCCTCTTGACCTTACCTTAAAAGATATCGTCTTCTACTGCATTCGTCGCTTGTGCTGGACCATTTGCAGCCATAGGCTGCTCAAGTTCTGCGTAGTAACCACCAGCCTTCTTAGACTTTAAGTTGATGTTTACCCAACCACGATCGTTTAAGTGTTCTTTAAGAAGGTTAATGTCCTTCTCGTTAAAACCGACGTTAATAATCTCACCATACTTGGCATTCTTAACGCGGGTACTTCCTACAAAAATCTTGTCTTGTGACATAATTAAAAAAAATAAAGGATTAAAAAAATACTATTCTAAAATCAATTTAGAGAGGTGATTAACTCTTTGTTCTAAGCGAATCATGCGTGTCTGCATGTTGTCTACTGTTTGACCTAAGTCAGTGCTGTCATCAGCGCTTTGTTTCAAAATGCCGTTTAACTTTTTGTAGTTAAAAGCATAGTGACCATCCGCTAATCTATTTTCGTGGCTGTGTATGTACTCGTATGCCATTCGCTGGCTCACTCCAAGTATCTTACCTACCTCGACACTACTATAGTTATGTTCGGATAAAACACGAGCGATCAACGCTCTTGTTGTAACCACCTTTCGGTTCTTACTATTTTCAGTCACTTTGTCTACCGGCACATCCGTAAGGTTACAGGCAGTCTCGATGATGAAGCGCTCCATAGGACTATAGTTCTCCCACATGAGCATAGTACGGTCTAAATTCTCCATTGAGGAATAATTTTTCGTAAAGATTAATAGATTTGTCCAGTTCCCTCGCCCCGAACTCTAAGAATGCATCTGAGGCTTTGTATATACCCACCTCATAAGGGAATTCTTTTTCAATTACTAAGAAGTAAAACTCAACACAATCGAAGATCTCGGAGTAAAGGTATGCTTGCTGTGCGTACATCCACTTAGCATTGCGAACCCATTCATCCAAAGGCTTTGCTGTAGTCTTTAGATCAACCAGGTACTTCCCGTTGACACCTTCAACTATTGAATCTGCTTTACCTTTTAACTTAACAATTTCTCCAGATTCTAATGACCACTCCATTACGCCAGGAACCTCCGGCTTAAAGTCAAACCCCATTAGATCTATGACTTGATCGACCTTGCATAACTTATCGTACATGCCTTGTACACAATCATAATCCTTTGTAGGTAAAACAAGTTTATCGCTGTGTTCAGCCTTAAACTCTTTGTAGTCGTTTCCTCGTCTTGTTCCGTTCCATTTCACTGAAATGTCTTTGCCTTCAAGGAACATAGAGTGTAATGCCTGGCCCACATCAAAGTAAGAAGCGCCTGGCCACGACCACTTGCCTTGTCTCCACAAGTGAAACTTGGTAGGTGATTTACGCATCAACTTTAGCGAACTATTTGAAAGGTAAGACCTGTCAGCATAGTAAGCCTCGTCGTCATTAAAGCGAGTTACATCATCCATTACGCAAGAATTGATTTCTTCTGCTCTTCGTTCACTTCGTAGTTAGCAAGGGCTTTCTCTACAGCAGCCTTCTTACCGTCTTTAACAGCAGCCTTCATCTTTTCGATTACTTCGTCAGTAAGTTGCTTCTTTGCTACTTCAGCAGGCTTCTTAGCCGGTGCAGCAGTCTTACTTTCTTTTGTGTTCTGCTTGGCGATGGCGATAGAAACTTCGTTAGAACTTGCAATCGAAGTGTCAATACCAATACCGAGATTAGCCAATGCACGGCCCCAGGCACTTGTTTCACAATTCTCCACATAACTTGTTTTGTTTATGTAAGAAGATGATTTGTCTTCCTGGGCAAAACCAGTTGCTACAACTGCACCTTCGCTGTTTAACACTGCTGCTTTAATCACACAGGAATCTGCATCTAAATGCACCACATCCGAAGTGAGTGACCATCCTTGGTAGTTTCCACTCTCGCGGAAATACTTAATACGTTCGTTGACCTCGACATAGTTCTTGCCTTTAATGTTGGTCGTCTTAAATTGATAACGTGACATATATAATAAAATTGGTTACTGAATTAATGCTTGGTTGAAGGGGACGAGGCCACCCCTTCCTTTAAAACCAAACCATGCTTAACATGTACAATGAACACCTCGTTCTGTTTAACCTATACGAATATACTAAAAAATTGTTACCAGGCAATACCCGATAGTTTTTTATTTAGATTACTATTTTTAACTACTTCTTTACTGAGTTCAATGTTTAATGTTTCCACCTTATCATTGAGTTCCTCAAAATGGCTCATGGTTTCATTGCGCTCCAAGATCAACTCTCTATTCATTCGGGCTAACTTCATTAGCCTTACACGAAGTTCTTTGTTTTCATCCTTCAAACCTTCCCGGGAAAAAAAGTCAATGTCCGTTACGAGTATATCCGAGATATCCATGTAGATATTTTGGTAGACCTTTGCATAGTTCTTATCAAACCTCATATTGGCTTCGTGAGACTTTTGAGCGTGTATTACCGAC